TAGGGCCAAGTTTCTCGAAATACCGACCCGGTTCGAAAGCCGAACTTGGGGGACATTGACCTCACTTTAACCGCAACCCGCGACTAAGTGAGGCCAAAATGAACCTTTCCGATCTAAAAGACCTCAACTCCGAGGACGAATACGCCGCTTGGCGCGGCGTCTCGACTCGCACCGTTCAACGCGAACGCGCGATGCGCGCTGGCCCGCCTTTTGTGAAAGTAGGCAGGGCGGTGCTCTACCGCCGCGAAGCAATCGAGCAATGGCTGCTGGCGCAGGAACAGGCGCAACCCCGCGCCAAACAATCCGCATAAGAAAACCCGCCCGCGATGGCGCGCGGACGGGGGCTATGTTTCGGCGATCTGAGCAGGATCACCCAATCTTAACACCGTCGCGCCAATCGGGCAAACCCTGAAAGGCACGAGCAATGACCATTCAAAACGACCGACGCCGCGAGATGGCGCGCAACTTGGACGCAATGACCGGCGACCTGCAATCGGCCCTTGCCGCGATGGACGCCGAAATTTCCGAAATGGAACCGGCGCGGATGTTTGACGCGCTGGCGTTTGCCGAGAAATTCGGCGACGTGCGCGACGAGCACCATCGAATCCTCCTCGAAAAGCTGCGATATGCAAACGCGGCGGAAGCCGCGCGCGGCAATCAGCCCCTCGACATCCACCTGAAGCGCCCCGACGACTTCTATCGTCTGCGATGGCATTTGACCGTGATGGACGGGCACGTTGTTGTCATGGATTCCGAATTCGCGTCTTTTAAGCAAGGGAAGGCCGCGTTTGACGCGCTCGCCGAATTCATCCGCATCGCTGGGCGCGAAGGCGAATTGACATTCGAACCGCCCGCGCAGACCGACGCCGATCCGGTGCCGTTTTGAGGGGGCGCGGGATGAACATGCAAAGGACTTTCCCGACCATCGCCGCCGCTGCGCTCGAATACGCCGCGCGGGGCTGGCATGTGTTTCCCGCCCGGATCAAGGACGGCTCGAAACGATCATACGTCGCGGGCAAGGCCAATGGTGGAGCACGCTGGGGCGCGACCACCGACCCCGACACAATCCGGGGCTACTGGACGCAATGGCCCGAGGCGCTGCTGGGGATCACGACCGGCAGCGATAGCGGGTTTTTCGTGATCGACGCAGACACGCCCGAGGGGCACGCCAAGGATGGCGTGGGCACCTTGCGCCGCTGGATCGAGGAGCACGGCGATCTGCCCCACACTATCGAGGCCACGACGCCGAGCGGCGGCTGGCACGTCTATTTCAAATGGCCCGCCGATCTGGAAATTCGCAACAGCGAAAGCAAACTCGCACCGGGCATCGACGTGCGCGGCGAGGGCGGCATGGTGCTGGCACCGCCGACGATCAAGCCGGGCACCGGCAAGGCATATCGCTGGAAAAATCCGCCGGGGTTTTTCGCCCTGGGCGATTGCCCGGAATGGCTGCTGAACAAGATACGCGCGGCGCAGGCACCTAAGCTATCGGAGCGCGCCATGTCTGGCGGCGGCTTGCAGATCGACACGGGCACCGCAACCGCTTGGGCCGAAAAGGCTTTGCGGGATGAACTCGCAAAACTCTTTGCGGCACCTGAAGGGCAGCGCAATGGAACGCTGAACGGTTGCGCCTTCAATCTCGGGCAGATCGTGGCGGGCGGGGAATTGACCGAGGCCACCGTCAAGGCGCGGCTGAGCGCCGCCGCTGCGGGCATCGGCTTGGAACCCGGCGAGATAGCCGCGACAATCGAAAGCGGCTTTCAGGCTGGCGCAAAGACCCCCCGAGGGCCAAAGGCTGGCGGGGCCAATGGCGCACCGGACGCGCGGGCGGCAACCGCCTATCGACAACCGCGCCCGAACAGGCCCGATGACGTGGACCTTAGCCACGATGCGCTTGCGACCGATCTGGGCGCACGCAGCTTCGACCAAGACGCCCGTCACGTCGCCACGTGGGGCAGATGGCTTTTCTGGGACGGCACCCGCTGGCAGATCGACGACCGGCTCGACCACCTGACCCGCACGCGCGCCTATCTGCGCCAGAGGGCCGTGGAATTGACCGACTGGGCCGAGCGCCGGGCCGCTGCTCTCGACGAAAAAGAAGGCGACAAGCTGCGCGCATGGGCAAAGGATCAATCCCGTTGGTTGCGCAACAAGATCACCGTGGCATCTGTTGAAAGTCTCGCCAGATCGAATCCCGCCAGCGTGGCGCGGGGCGACGCCTTCGACGAAAACCGCCTTCTGCTGGGCACACCCGGCGGAACGGTGGACCTGCGCACCGGAGAATTGCGACAGGCCGAGCGCGGCGACATGATAACCAAGCTGACCGCCTGCGCACCCGCACCGCCCGGATCACGCCCGGAAAGATGGCTGACCTTCTTGCACGAGATATTCGACGGTGACGCCGATCTGGTCGCCTTCCTGCAGCGCGCGGCGGGCTACGCCCTGACTGGACTGACCACCGAACACAAGCTGCTGTTTCTCTACGGCACGGGCCGCAACGGGAAATCGGTTTTCCTCAACACCCTGACCCATATCTGGGCCGACTACGCCCGCCGCGCGGCGGCTGAAACCTTCCTCAACAGCGCGATTGAAAAGCACTCGACCGGCTTGGCCGGGCTACAAGGCGCGCGGTTGGTCGCGGGCAGCGAATTGCCGGTGGGCAAGACATGGGATGAATCCGTTATCAAGGATTTGACCGGCGGGGACCGCATGACAGCCCGCTTCATGCGCGGCGACTTCTTCGACTTCGACCCGCAACTGACCCTGATGATCGCGGGCAATAATCAGCCGTCTTTCCGGGGCGTGGATGAAGCAATCCGCGCCCGCGTGGTGCTGGTGCCCTTTACCGTCACCATACCGCCAGAGCGGCGCGACAAGAGCCTGCCCGACAAGCTGAGGGCCGAGGGGCCGGAAATCCTGCGCTGGGCTATCGAGGGCGCGGGCCAATGGCTCGACAAAGGGCTGAACGTGCCCGCCAAGGTGGAGGCGGCATCCACCGAATACATGGATGGCGAGGACACGCTGGGCCAATTTTTGATCGACGAGACCACGACAGACCCGGCGGGATTTGTCACAACCACCGACTTGCATGACCGCTTCAAATTCTGGTGCGAGCGGCAGGGGCTTCATGCCTGGACGCTGCACACGTTGCGCAAGGAATTGAAATCACGCGGTTTTCAGGACCACCGCCGCACGCACGGGCGCGGCTTCATAGGACTGAAAACCCGATGAATGACGCTTATGACGCTTTGGCCCTTATCCACCGTATACGCGCGCACGCACACGCGCACGCGCGCGCAATACGCGCGATATGTAGCGAAGCGTCATAAGCGTCATATCCGCCGCGATGGCACGAAACCAAACACACGAAAGGAACATGACATGACCGACACGACCCCCCGCGACGAGATCGCCGCGCACCTCTTCGAACGCCTGGCCGCCTGCGCCGAGGATATACGCCGAGGCGGCGCGATGGATGACCACGCGCTTGCATCCGTTTTCATGAGCATTGGCTTGACGCTGGCCCGCCACGCTCACGGCGCCGTGCAGGCGGCAGAATGGGCAAGGGATTGTGCCGACACGATTGAGCAGGCCGCTTTCGAGGCCGACGAATTTTCGTTGAATGGGCGGCTGCAATGATATATCGTAACACTGTCATCGGCGCACGCCTCGCGCTGCGCCGGAGACCCCACAGGACAGGTCACGCCGGGCGCTGGCCGAGATTGTGAGGCTCGATTCGACAAGCGGACCATGCCGCGCCTGCCGTAGCGGTAAAGCATGGCCGACAGATGCAAGATCGAGCGAAGCGCCTGCCGTAGCGGCGTCAAATCCCCAAATTGAAACGCCCATCGGGGCAGCATGAAAGGTGTGTCAAAATGAAACACGCAAAATTCCGTGGGATTCAGGCGGTGCGCGCGCAAAGCGCAGACGTTCGGTCCTATCTCGAAAACCTGAATTCGGACTTCAAGGCGTTCAAGGATGCGCACAAGGCCGAACTGAATGAGGCTCGCGCGGCAGCGGATGACGCCCATGCGAAGATCGCTGCACTCATGATTAACGGCACGGGATCGCAGGCATCGCACCGGCGGCTTTCGCCAGCGGCGGCGGCGGACTTCACGCAATATCTGCGCGCAGGCAAGATGGGCGACGCGGAGGTTAAGGCCGCGATGCAATCGGGCACGCCGTCCGACGGTGGCGCGAGCGTCCCGAAACAAATCAGCGACACGATCCTGGATCAGCTTGTCGAGCTTTCGCCCATGCGCCAGCTTGCCAGCGTAGAGCGCGCCACCACGTCCGACTTTTCGAAGGTGATCGGGCTTCGCGGTGCGTCCTCGGGCTGGGCCGCAGAAACCGACCCCCGGTCGCTGACCGACAGCCCGAAGATGGGCACGGTCGCGCCGACGATGGGCGAGATTTTCGCATATGTCGAAAGCACGTCCTGGCTGCTGGAAGATAGCCAATTCGACCTCGCTGCATGGCTTTCGGAGAATGTCACTGCCGAATTCGCAACCCGCGAGGGATCGGCTTTCTTCTCAGGCGATGGCACGAACAAACCGACAGGCTTCCTTGCCAAGCCGCAAAGCGCCGATGATGACGACGTGCGCCCCTTCGGGACCGTGCAAACGGTCGCAGCGCAGGCGGCAGCGGCAATCGAGGCCGATGACCTGGTGAATTTGATGGGCGCGCTTCGCACCCCGTATCGCCAGCGCGCGGATGAAGTTGCCTGGATCATGAGCCGCTCAACGGCATCGGCGATCAGGTCGCTCAAAGACACGACGGGGCGCTACCTTTGGAACGATGGCCTAGCCGCTGGCACGCCGCCGACGCTTCTCGGTTATCGCGTCATGGAAAGCGAAGACATGCCAAACATCGGCGCTTCGCAGGTTTCCGTGGCTTTCGGGAATTGGCGGGCCGGATACCTGATCGTTGACCGCAGCGACATGCGCGTGTTGCGTGATCCGTTCACCAAACCGGGCTGGACGAAATTCTACTTCCACAAGCGCGTGGGGGGCGACGTCGCGGATTCCAATGCGATCAAGTTGTTGCTCCATCCGGCGACCTAATCGAGACGCTGGGGCGGCTTCCTATGGGCCGCGCTAGGTGGCACGGTGCCTGGAGGGGCGCGCGGTGCCAGCCTGTCCCCGGCGTCTTGCCGCTTGCCGGTTCGGGGGCAGGCACCCCCCCCCGCCGAAAAGTTAACCATGCGCGTTACTGGAACCGGCGGCGGAAGTCTTTTTCTCGCGGCGTCAGATCGAAGGGAGTTTTTGATGGCCAAACGAAAGCCGGACCGCTTGAAGATTGTTGCGGGCACCGCGCGTCCTGATCGCATGAACCCGGACGCGCCTGCTGCGAACCTTGGCACCGCTGAGCCGCCGGATTGGCTAAGCGCGCGTGCTGGGGAGATCTTCGCGCAGCTATCCGCGACCCTTCACGGCATGGGCATTGCCTCGCCTGACGATCAAGCGGCTTTGGCGATGCTGGCGAGCCGTTTGGAGGAAATCGAGGTTTGCACGGCGGTGATCGAGGATGCGGGCCGCACCTACACCACGACAGCGACCTCGGGCGACCGGCTGGTGCGGGCGAGGCCCGAGGTGGCAATGCGCAATGAGGCCATGCGGCACGCGCAAAGCCTCTTGGCCGAGTTTGGATTGACGCCAGCCAGCCGGTCGAAGGTGAGTGCGGGGCGACCTGCTGAGAAAAGCCCTTTCGCGGCCTTGGATTATTTCACATGACCGACCACCTACCGCCCGACGCCCGCGAGGCGCACAACCGTATGTTAGAGGCATGGGACGCGCTCACAGAAAGCGTGCTGAGGCGCGAAGGCCCGGCGGCTGAGGCCAAGGCCCGAGCCGAAGGCAAGGCCGCTCACGAGGCCGCACAGGCGGCGCAGGACCACGTTAATCGGCTTCTGATCGAGATGACCCGCGC